AAAGAGAAAAAGGCACATGATAGACACCTAGAAAAACAAGGTAAAAAATCAGATAGTGACAAGTCTGCTTATAAACAATCACCTGCTGACAAAGTAGCAAAAACAAAACCTAGTAAACATACAAAACGTTTCAAACAAATGTATGGAGAATTGAAGACAAAATCAGAAAAAGAACCTCAACATAGAGGTAATGAATTTAATACAGATGGTATACCAGAAGCCTATGAAATAGGACATGATTGGGCAAAATATACATCTTCAATAACACCAGGCGAAAAACACTACAATCCTAAGTATCAAGGCGGTTCTTATAGTCCAAGTAAACATAGTGATAATTTAATTAATGTTAACGCAAGTAAGGATATAAGCATGACAGATAATAAAAAAGTTGAGCTAAAAGATATAGAAGAATGGGCAAGTAAAGAAGAAACTATTAATAAATATAAGGAAAGATATGGGGAAGAGTGGCAATCTAAAATTGAAGAAACATACAATAAAATGTTCAATAAAGTGATTGACACCAACACAAATATGCAAGAAGGAAGAATGAAGGATATCGCAATAGACCTTAAATCTAAGGACGAAGGCGGATTAGATCCAGAGGAATTTCAAAGAAAGTACAACAAATCTAAAGCAGAAATGAGAAAAGATTTAGGTGCTACTGAAGGCTTTAAGTTAACGTTTAAAGACTTTATGAAAGAAGAAGCAGACGAGTGGGGAATCTTCCCATCACAGATTACAGAAGCAGAACATCAAGGTAAACAAGTTACTTTGAACAAACCTGTTAGAGGTGGTTCTAAAAAGTTTTACGTTTATACAAAGGGCCCTAATGACAACATAGTCAAAGTATCATTTGGTGATCCTAATATGGAAATTAAAGCAGACAATCCTGCAAGAAGAAGAAGCTTTAGAGCAAGACATAATTGCGATAATCCAGGACCTAAATGGAAAGCAAGATATTGGAGTTGTAAAAAATGGTAAGTAAATATAGAACAAGTTGGTCGCAAATACAAGAGCAAATGAATGAGTTTACACTTGTTTACGTTGCTAGATGGAGAGGTAAAGACGGTAAAAGATATGCGTCACCTTTTAAAACAAAAGACTCTGCTGAAAAGAGAGCAAAAGAATTAAGAACACAAGGTAATTCTGAAGTATCCGTTACACAAGATACGTTAAAGGGAAATATTAAGTGGGCAAAAGATAACGGACCTGATATAAAAGGAATGCAGAAAGAAGAAAAGTTTGAGTGTCCTAAATGTAAAGGTAAAGGTTGTGACCATTGTGATGGCAAAGGTCATCATATGAAAGAAAATGTTGCTGATTTTTATCAAAGTAAAATGACACCTCAACAAATTCAGAATATAAAGAAGACTTGGCAAGGTAAGAAAGCTTCAGACGTTACACCTGCTGTTAAGGCAATGATTAAACGATTAGATATACCTACACAGTTGGCAATTAGACAGGCAAACATACCTCATATTTCAAAATTAGTAGAGGACGCTTCTAAAGACGCTGAGAATATGGCGAAATTGAGAACACGTCAAATGTCATTACAAACTAAATTAAAAGATTTAGATCCAGGTGAACCTAAAGACAAAACACCTATGGCTATAACTAAAAATGATATAGAGACCATACAAATGAAAATGGATCAGTTAAGAGGTAAAACGAAAAAAGAACAAGTACACCCAGCAAAATCTCTTATTGAAGGGATTACTGCTGTAAAAAACAAAGCAGAAAAAACAGGTATGCCTTATTCTATCTTAAAGAAAGTTTACGATAGAGGTATGGCTGCATGGAAAGGTGGTCATAGACCAGGCACTACACCTCAACAATGGGCTATGGCAAGAGTTAACAGTTTCGTAACTAAATCATCTGGTACTTGGGGTAAAGCAGATAAAGATTTAGCAGCGAAAGTAAGGAGCAAAAAGTAATGAACAAAAAATATTTTGATACAAGAAAAGATAGCTTAGAGGATAAGATTAATACAATTGCTTCTGAACAAGCTGCTATTTCAAAACCAGTATCAGACGTAAAATTATCAGTAGAAAAGAAATACTTTGAAAGTAAAAAAGGATCACTAGAAGATGTAGCAAGTAAACTTGTTGAAAGTAAATTAGATCCAGTAAACAAAGACGCTGTTAAGAAAAAGTTTGATGATAGAAAAGATAAAGACATTGACAACGATGGCGACACAGATTCTACAGACAAGTATCTTCACAAAAGAAGAAAAGCAATTTCAAAAGCAACAGAAGCAGTAAGTCCTGCTCAACAAGCTGCAATTGCTATTTCTAAAAAAGAACGTGGTGAAAAACTAAAGAATGAAGAACTTGAACCTTGTGGATTAACTGCTGAAGCGTGTTGGGATTCTCATAAACAACAAGGTTACAAAATGAAAGGTGGCAAACGTGTCCCTAATTGTGTACCTAAAAATGAAGCAGTAAATCAGGACGATCATGGTGAGAAAATCAACCAAGATAAAAAAGACGCTGCTATGAAGAAGACAGATCAAAAGAAACCATTTGACAAGTTAAGACAAGAAACTAAACTAGTTAGACTTGGGAACAATGGTAAGACAGATACAGGTCAAAAAGCTGCAGTTATAGACCTTGAACCGTCAGCAAAACCTATCTAGTTGCGACATTTTGTCAATTGACAAAAGCACTATTATATGATAGTATAATAGTATAAGGAAAACACTATGACTAAACCTATCATATATTGCGATATGGATGGAGTACTTGCAGATTTTAAAACAGGTGCTCAAAGAACCACAGGTATGTCAATACAAAAATGGATGAACATACCATCTAGTAGAGAGAAGTGGTCGCATATCAAAAAGAAAAAAGACTTTTGGTCAACACTACCTTGGATGCCTGGTGGCAGACAACTATGGTCTTACATATCAAAATTTGATCCTCATATATTATCAGCATACGTAGAAGAGTCTTATGACCCTAACTGTATACCTGGTAAGACAAAATGGTTAAGTAAAAATGCAGGCATATCTAATAGATCAAAGATAAACCTTGTAAGAAGAAAAGAAAAGAAACTCTTTGCTAGAAAAGGTAATCCGTCTATTCTTATTGACGATTACGAAAAGAATATAAAAGAGTTTATCAATGCTGGTGGTACTGGCATACATCACACAAATACATCAAAAACTATAGCTCAACTCAAAAGACTAGGCTTCTAAACTTATAAATAGTATAGTTATAACAATAATTAACTAGTTAAGAAGGAGATAGAATTATGTCTTTATGGGGAAACGATATAAAGCCTAAAAATCTTACGACAGCTGAAAAGAAAGAAGTTTATGCAACTTCTCAAGGTTGGGTAAGAGAAGCAGGCTCAGTATTGTCAGGTAATGATAATGCAAATGCAACACCCGAAGTATTGGTAGCAATCGGTGGATTAGCTACAAATATGGGTTCAGCAAATATTACAGAAATTGAATGGATTACAACTTCAGCACAAGCATCCGTAGCAGCAGGATACAACTTGTCTGTTAGAGTGAGATTTAACGAAGCGGTTGATGTTACTAGTACACCTTACGTGGCTGTACAAAACAACAACGCAGGTGCAGGCTCAGGTCGTGGACCATACAACTTGCAATATGCTAGTGGTACAGGAACAAACGAACTAGTATTTACTTCAGTAGTAAGCGCAGGTTCAGCAGCAACAGCAGAGGATGATGTTTTAAGCATTGGTGCTGACGCTATGAACCTTGACGGTGGTACTGTTAAGGATAAAGGTACAACTACTAACTCTACTATCACAAGTGTAGCTGGTATTGGTACAGCGGCTGGAACTATTACAGTAGTAGCATAATAAATTCATATAGGGGCACTCAAGTGCCCTTATATATACTATATGAACAAATTGATCTAGGCAAATACCTAGAGTAGCATTCCCGAAAGGGTTAACAGGAGAAAAAAATGGCAGACAAAAAAATAACGGCATTGACCGATTTAGGTGACTCGTTGGCATCAGCTGACTTGTTTCACGTAGTGGATGACCCAGCAGGGACACCAATCAATAAAAAAATATCAGCAGAAAATGTGTTTAACAATATACCTTCTTGGTTAGGTTTATCACAAGATTCACAATCAATAACTGCTGACGCTTCATCACAGGTTGCAAACGTAACTTCAGCAATAACTGAAATCAACGCTACTTCAGCAACTGGTGCAATATCATTAGCAGATGGTTCTGATGGACAAATTAAGATTTTTATTAATACATCAACAGGTGGTACAAATGACGTAGTAATTACACCAACTAACTTGCGTGGGGGTTCTACTATTACTTTGAATGCTCAAGGTGAAACAGTTGTATGTATATTTAAAAATTCAAACTGGAATGTAATCGGCGGACATGGTTTCGCAATTGCGTAATATATTAGGAGATTATTATGGGAGTAACAACACAAACGTTAATGAAAGAGAAATTTGCTCTTCAAAAAACGTTTAATGAATTGAACAATAGAATAAAGACTATTGAAAAAGATTTATTAGTAATGAAAGCAAATTTGAGTGCTGTTCATGGTGCCTTACAACAAGTTGAAAAACTTATACAATATGATGACAACTATGGTAAAAAAGAAGCAGATATAATTCATAGTAGAGAAAAAAAAGTGCCACCACTTGAATCAGGCCCAGTTGAAAAACCTTTTTTAGATATAAAATCTAAGGAAGAACCTCAACAATTAAATGAGGGTGATAAATGAAAGAAGATAGGGATAGCTTTATAGAGGATCTTGCTGACAATACACCAAATGAAGCTCAGTTTGATAAGTTAAAAGAAGCTGAAGTACATGACGCTGAAGAAGACCTGGTAGCAGGTAAAACTTATAAGAAATTAAAGGACGAAGTAAAACGAGGAGAAAAATGAAAACATTTAAACAACACATAAAAGAAGGCGGAACTATGGGCGTTGGAACACCTCATCAATCTTCAGTAGAAGATGGATCAATGGGTGCTCACAATATACATGAACCTGCAATCTTACAAAGAGTGAATGCTTTTGTTGGATCTATTGCTGATAAAGAGTATATACAGCCTGAGGCTGCTCTATCTCAATTAGAAACAAGATTAAGAACAATTGGTGTTCAGTTAAAAGACTCAATAACAATTAATGATAAAAAAGGTAACTTTGAAAGTGCTTTAGTATTTAATGGTGGTCGTTTTGGTAAAGATACCGACGGCTCTGACATAAATGATGATGGAATTAGTCATAAAGTTGGCAAAGAGTTAAAACTAAAAGGTAGATACGAAACACTAGAGAACGGCGCTGTTAAAGTTTATGCAGAGCTTGGCTAATGTTTGATAAGATAACAAAGAAGAATTGGTTATTTTACGCCATAAAAAACTACAATGTTCCTAATTTAGATAGTGAACAGGAGTTTTATGAAGATGTGAAAAGATTTAAGTATCTTAAACGTCTATTTCGTAAATACAAAACCACAGGTGAACTGAAAACTAGATTAGTATTAAATCATATCATAGTATTGACAAATGTTTTTGGTAATGAGGCTGCGGCTACATTATTATTATTTAAGATTGAAAGAGAGTATTGGTCTGTACTAAAAACTTTCTTACAATATTTAAATGTAGTAAGTGAAGACGAGTTGCCAAATGTGAAAGTAAATAAAACTTTGTTATCAAGTTTGGAGAAATTATAATGGGAAGAGCAATAGATTTATTAATAACTTATAGAGTAATTAAAATGTTAGTTACTCCTTGGAAACAACATGACGCTTATAAGTTGGGTATAATTGATGACAATGGTAAAGTATTAAGAAAAGCTAAAACTTTGAAATCAGCAAAAGAAAAAGATTCTTATACTATACTACACAGATTTGTATTCAATTTGAAAAGACTACTAGGGTTATTACCTGGTGGTAAATCAAAGTTTGCCTCATACGCAACTGCTTTGGCACTATTGTTAAAAGAGAATAAAGATATTAACGCTGTAGAATTAGAAAGAGGTTTATATAAACATCTTATTGAAAACGACTTGGTCGCTTATGATGATGATCTAAAAGAGTCTGTAGGTTTTGATTTTTTATCAGAAGGTAGATTTATAATGATTGACAGACTAGAAGATTTAAATGGCGATCAAACTGCTGATGTAGGTGACGTAGTATATACAACCGAAAATCAGAAACCTTTTGATAATCTATTTGGCGTAAACCTATATCATGTTATAAATGAAGATACTAAAAAACAAATTATAGTATCAGAGGACAACATAGAGAGGGTAAAATTTTAATGAAAACCTTTAAAGAAATAAGATCAATTATAAGAGAATTTTCTGATAGTCAAATAGACATGTTGGCAAGACAATATGCAGGACTAAAAGATAAAACAATCTCAACAGATCAAGCAAATAAATTAAGAAAAATATTTGACAGAATACCTGATAGAGCGCTAGACGCTTTAAGAAGAAAGAAGATACCTTTTATATCTGGTATGGCATTATCACGTATGGTTAAAAAAGGTATGCCTGTAAAAGAAGACGCACCTGCTAATGCAGTAGGCGATGGATCAAATCTTGCAATGCCGCCAGCAGTAGAACCTGGTGTACACGTAAAGAAAAAGAAAAAGGATGTAACTAGTTTATTAAGACGTGAAGACTATGATAAAGTTGAAGTAGAAAATTTAATTAATAAGATTGAGTCTAACCAAGACGTAGAAGAAAATCAAATTAAACCTATAGTAAACAATATCAAATCAAAAAAAGAAAAAGGTACATATACTGAAGAATTTGCTATGACAGCATTTAGATATGTTGTAGATAGACAAATAAAATCTACAGTTTCAGAGGATTTTAGAAACAAAGTTGCTTCAAAATTACTATCAAAGTACGTATGAAAACTTATAAAGAATTAAGAGAGTATATGAGAGGGTTCGCTATAGGACCTGTTGACACATTAAAACCTATGGCATCCTTAGGCGGTTCTCAATCTTCTCCAGATAGAAGATACACAGCACAATTGCCTCAATTAGCTGCAACAGCAAAAGGGCCAGGGTTAGGAACAATTAAACCTATGGTCACAGCAAGTAAAAAGAAAGAGAAGAAATAATATGGAATTATTAATCGCATTA